TTAGCCCCAGAGCTCCTTTGCCTTGGTAATGCTGATCACGTTCTCGGCGCCGATAAGATCGCGCGCCTTGACTAGCTTGCTGGAATTGCCCGTTGGATCCTTGGCGACCAAGTACGTGGTGTTCTTGTTTACAGAAGAACCAATCGTTCCTGACCGCGCAGTGATCTTGGCTTCCAGTTCCTTGTCTCGGATACCGGTGAATACCACCGTAATGCCTTCGAGATCGCCGCCAACAACCTTTTCCTTGGGAGCAACCAAGGTGTAGTGGCCCTCAATCTGTGCCAGGAATGCCCGGAAAGTGTTGAGGTTTTCCACGATCGTGCGGGCAATGATGTCACCAAAGCCTTCCAGCGCGCTGATCTGCTTTGCCAGTTCAACACCTGCAAACTCGGTCAGGACGACCTCGTTGCCCAATGCCTCGCAAAGCTTGGTCATTTTCCGGCGACCAATGCCACGACCCATCAGGTTGCTTGAGCCTGCAAGGATGCCAAGCTCCACATTACCCAGCTTGAGCTTCAAGCCATTGTAGATCTTGGCGCCCGCGCTGTCACCGGCAGCAGACTTCAGCGTTGCTTCATCAGCGAGAATAATGGAAGCTGGAGTCTTGAGCCCCGCGTCGTAGAGCTTCTCGATGCTGCCTTCGCGCAAGTGCGGAACATCGAGACCAGTAGAACCAAACATTGCGTTGATGACTTCCAGCTGCACCTGGCGGTTCTGGCTAGGATCCAGCATGTAGAGATCCACGTCGCCATCGGTCCAAGTAAGCGCACCGAACTCGGCCTCGGTGGGCTCCTGCCACTGTGCCGCGGGTTCAACGACCTTCTGGATGAACGGGATAACGTCGCCGGAGCGAGTGATCTGGATCTTGGCGCCGGGACCGATCATCTTTTCCTTGATGAACTTGGCATTGAACCCAGTGGCAAAAGTGATCGTCACACCAACCAGATCCACCGGCTTGATCTCCACGCGCGGCTTCAAGTAGCCCGACTTGCTGGGGTTCCAGTGTACCTTGACCACTTCAGCAATTGCTACGTTGTCCTCGCCACCGACCTTGAACTTGCGAGAGTACATGGGGTTGATCGAAGAACTGTTGCGGCGCAGGCTTGCCCGAATCTCCGGATTGTCGAGATCGATGACGATACCATCAAGTGCCGTCTTGGACTTGTTGGGACCGCTCCGGCGATCGGTGAGATGCTTGATCAGAAACTCATCAGTGAGTTCACGCCCCTTTGCAGTAATATATGGGGTAACCTCATAACCTGCATTTTCCAGGGCCTTGAACTGCGCCAGCTTGCCCATCTTGGGACTTACAATGCTGGTCGCAACCACCTTGACGTTCTCGTAGAAGTCTTGTGGGCTCTCACTGGCATTCATGCGACCTGCAACATAGTTGCGCGCATTCTTATATACACGGCCGCCTTCTGCCTCGGCACGTGCTTTCATGCTGTCGAAGACAGCGTCTTCCATGATGACTTCGAGACGCACATCGTACCCGGCAAGATTCATGACGTCCAGGGAACGTGGCATACGCTCAATGCGCTTCATATGACGCGTGATGTCGGCGCCCTTGAAGCCGTTGCCGCGCGAATATGCGATGCGCAGGTCGCCACTCTTCCCGTGGCAGTTGAGTGCAGAGGTACCGTCTTGCTTGTCGGAGAGAACAAACAGCTCATCCTCCCAGCCGTTTGCCTGGACCCACTTGATTGTTTCGCCCTCGTAGCACTGGTCAAGTGAGCCCATTGGATGGGGCAGGTCAATCTTGCCGCCACGCACATCCGAACCAACAGTGGTCAAAAACTTGTTCTGGGGGTTGAGCGCACGGAGCATCTTTTCCAGCTCATCATACTGGAAGTCGGTGAGAAAGCTTTCGCCGTCGCCGTTGTGGTACTGATCCGAAGACTCGGAGAGAATGTGAACAAGCACTTCCTCTGTGGGTTCCCGATCGCCGGACAAGATGTCCTGTGCTGCGGTTACCGCATCAAATAGTTCCACGTCCTGCATTTGACCTCCAAGTGTTTCGATCTACTCGAGGATAGATAGCACCACTTATTCCGAAGTCAAGCGCATTAGCTCAGTCTGGATGGTTTTCATGGGGAGATGTTTTGTCAAGGATTTTAGTAGAATCCTGCGATACCAGAAGTTCCACTCCTGCGCATTGGCAGAAAGCGCAGCATCTTCAACAAACTGCTGGGCATCATCCTTGTTGGGGTTTTCGTGGGCAAGTCCCATTGCCAACTTGTAGAATGAACTGAATGTCAGTGTACCGGGATCAGTGTCATCATCGGGTAAGCCGGGAACACGATCAAGACCAAAGTCCAGTGAGGGATTGAGTGCAAGGTCAAGGCCAATAAAGAACTCCTCATTGTCGGAGTTCCATGCTTCTCGTATCACGGCTGCATGATCTTCTGCAGGATCCATGAGACGGAGGACGATGTCAATGGGTTTTGCCATCGCCCTCTTAATCCTTTTTATTGAGCCACTTGGTTAGCTCGCTGCGAGAAACAACAGCATAGCCTTGTTCTGCGAGCATACTCATGAATAGGTGTGGCAATTCATAATCAACTTTGCGATAGTTTTCGGGTAGTTGTTCCCAAGGGCGCATAAGTGGATGTTTCTTATTTGATTCGTTAACAGTTAGACCAAATGACCAACCGGCCAAAGAACGTGCCTCGTACCAGCGTTGGTGTTGGTGTTTTGCCAGCGTTTCACAAAGGTGGTTGTAATCGTCCTCTTCCATTACAACAGCGTCAGCTGGGCCTTGACGCGCGGCTATTACGTCTTCAGAACTAGTTTCTATTTCGCCCTCGGGATATGCTTCTTCAATAGTCATCGTTTCCTCATTGGTGAGGTCACGAGTTAGAGGAATTTCATAGAAGTGGACACCGCCATTGGTTTCTTTATGAACCATAAAGACCACGTCGGGATCACCTTGAGGATTGGTAGTCTGAACGCTTGCTAGCACGCCGCTAGGAGCGTTGTTCTTAACACACTGGTACCACGCGATCGCCTCTTCTTTGGAAAGAGGCGAACTCGTTTTAAGACGAATGTAGAGAGGAATTTCCGTCATGTTAATACTTATCTGGTTCCGCATCAGGATTATCCACAGGTGCAGTAGTCTGGGTCACAGTAGCGTCCGCTGGAGCGCCATTGAGATTTACCTGAGTTACCGGCATTGACTGTGGCTGCTGTGGAGCCATTGCAGTTGGGAGATAGTAGGTTGGCATCATCACAGGAGTGTTAGGTGAACGATCACTTTCTCCGGTTTGACGAATCTGTTCAATCTGTGCGTTACCTCGGGTCCAAGCTGCAACACCCAAGATTGCACCAAATGCCACATGGAAAAGCCCACTTCCTTGCATGGTAAGTGGCACCCATGGTGTTTTGTTCTGCACAATCGCGATTGCAACCGCTGGATCAAGACCTTTGAGACTTGCTGCCATCATAGCAATGTTGGAGCCTTTGAATCCCATAAATGCAGGGGCGACCACAAAATCAAACAAGCAGATTATGAGATAGACTACTGCCGCCGCGGGACGCCAGGTCCTGTTCAACCAGGTTTCCGCCTGGTCTAGATCTCCTAGAGCCAGGCTATTATTCTTCTTTTTTCTCGAAGCCATTATCCGATCTCCCACAAGGGTTACCGGATATTTAGCCATTATAGCGTTCCTGCTGCGGTAAGGATCCAAGCATTGGTGCCTGCGTTCCATTCAACATCACACCAGCTATTCTGCACCAGGTTCTTCAAACCACCGACAGAAAGGTTGAACGCACCGGAGCCAGTACGGGTAACGCGGAACTTGGCACCTTCCTGTGCAACAGTAGATAGAGTCAAAGTTCGGTCAGCGGTTAGTGTTCCTGTATGACGAACCGTGGACTTGGTGGATCCAAAAGTTAGAGTAGCAGCGGCATCTGTACTGATAGTGGTAACGCCCACAGCACCAACAGATGGAACCACATTCGCAGCATATCGAGGGTTGGTTAGAACAACCGACGACGTTGCGGTCTGACTGCTAAAGGTCCACTTGGGAATTTCCCAAGCAGTATTCCAAACCGTGCCGTTATCCGACCAAGCAACGTAACCTCGGGTAGGTCGTTCACCTGGATAATCCGTTCCAACTGTGATCGAAATCTCGTTGATCGAAACCAAGTTAGATGCACCAAAGTCATAACCAATATAGCCCACACCAGCGGCTTCATTATTGCTTTCCCAATAGGTGCTGTTTGAACCATCGAATGCCTTGGAAACTGGATTATCAGTGGAGTAGGTACTGCTGGCCCTTGGTGTGCCGCCAACAATACGAGCACCCCCTGGAGTTCCACGGAACTGAATTTCGTGAATGGTCGTGAAGTTGCCTGGATCAGTGGTTCCCTGCCAACCGGTTGGGAAGAAAGCCCAGTAACGGTGTGAACCAAAAACAGCAGGACCAACTGAGGGGTTGTTTACCAGCTCATAACCAGTACCATCAAGTTTGGAACGAAGTGACTGACCTGGAGCCACTGTTGGATCGGGTAGACTGTTGTTACCAACGCTTCCACCTGGAACAAACTTACCAGTGGTTGTATTGTAGGCCAGGTACTGACCATTGACTGGAGGAACAGTGGTGATATCTACGTCACTGAGCAATGATAGCGCGTTGACCATTTGCCCATCAACGCCACTTTGTGGATCTCTCCAAGTAAAGCCAATGCAGTAAAGACCATTACCCGAATCTCCAGCGGTCAATCCTACTGCCGGAGCATTACTTGCGAATGCTACATAGCCGGAGTACGAAGTTGGGCCACCCAGGTCTAAAGCAGAGGTGTTGCATAGACCAGAAGGAGTAGTAGAAGTACCACTAGTACAAGTATGGGTAATAGCGTAGCGAGTTCCGGCAACTAGAACAACTTCAGAATCTAAATCTACGTACCTGCGAACTATAGCAGTTGCAGCAGTTGCAGTGTAGTTTTTGCGCGCAATCACCTTGGTTATTGCATTACTGGAGTTCAACTCATAGATACCAACCTGGTAGGTCGATGAAACTACTTCACTTGTGGTGGGAACAATTGCATCAACAATGATATTGATGACAGGAGAGAAGACGTTACCTTTGGTTGACCAATTGCTACCTGACTCATCAGAATGCTCAGTAACTGTGAACTGGCGAGCAGCACTACCACTTGTGCCTCCTCCGCTAGCAGGGGTGATCCACTCAACATTGTCTTCAGTGGAGTTGACTGCTAGAACTTTGCCACTGTTGGAAGTCAATGCCGGTAGAGTAGTGGACTCTGGCAAGTCCTGCCAGTTGGCATCTCCATCAGTATCGCTGATCTTGGCCAAATACTGACCAGTAGTACCACCAGTGGGCAAACTGCCACCAGAGCCAGATCCAGAATCTCCACCACCTGATGATATGTTGCCAGCTTGCCAAACACTTAGTTCGTTGTTCCAAACAAGTGTCTGACCGGTTGTTGGAGGCGTGGTGTTTAAGTCAACGTCTGCTAGATCGAAAATTCTAGGGTTGCGATTACCCGCAACTTCCTGTGGATCAACATTGAATACCCTGGTAGTTTGTGAACTACCCCATGGAGCACGGTTGCTGAATACCTGCCAATCAAACCAAGTTACGCCATCAGTGGAATACTGAAGGGAAAAGTCCCAAGGTGCACGATCGGCAAATACATCGACAGCACTGGTAAGCGTAATAGAGTAGACCTTTACTGGAACGGAAAAGTTGTATCCAATACCAGCTGGTACGTTGCTATCAATGTACGTGGTACCGTTGTCGTCGAATGCAGCCTGGGGACCGCCCATTGTACCTAGGGCCAAGCCATTGGAGCATTGGTCAATGCCAGCTTCGTTGCGCAACTGTAGTTCGTTGAGCCTTAGACTACCTTGCTGAGTAGCGGTAACATAGATCCTCCAAAAACGATATGCCACATAACGAAGGGTATCGCCCGCGTTTGCATCAGGATCAAACATTGCCCAGCCGCTATCTTTGCGGGCATAATAATTGCCATCCTGTGGTGCTTCCAAAACTGGTGAGCTGGTCACCCACTTGAAGTCACCACTTGAGGATGAATTCTTGGCGAGAACTTGGTTTAGATCGCCCCCAGTGGGAACCAAATATGCCTTAGTTGCAGGGGCCACTGTGATGGGAGAAGTGTATGTTCCAACTCTCCCATTCTGGTTGAATGACCAAGCGGTATTCCATGAAACGCCATCGTTGCTGTACTGTACCGTGATTCCGTAGGTAACATTGTTGACGTCAACGCTCAGCGAATCGTTGGTGGTTATTGCAACTTCAACAACACTGACTTCAACGTCTCCGAAGTCATATCCAATCCAGCAGGTGCCACTCTGTACCCCCGAAGCGCCCCAGCTATTCGAACCGTTATCAAAGGCCAATGAAGCATTTCCACCACTGGAAATTCCCGCACCACCGTTGCCCGTGATATCTAGTCCACCAACTGTTGAATGGAATTCAATTTCACTGATCACAGCGGTATCCCCGCCATTCCTCAGGCTATCAACTCTTAGTCGCCAGTAGCGATGTACACCATATGGAGGACCACCACTGTTGCTGAAACCAGTTGAAATCGGATCAAACCATTCAGCCGAACCATCACCTAGTTGTTGAATGGTATTACCAAATGCGCCGCCTGCGGGCAAACCAGTGCCTGCTTCGGGTAAGTTAATCCACTCAACGGTGTTTTCAGTATCGTTGACAGCTAGGACTTTTCCGGAATTAGATGTTAGTGTGGGAAAAGGCGTTTCATCAATGGTAATCCATTGAGCATTTTTTCGACCATACAAATTACCATCTTCTGGTGCGTCGGTTAGCGAAATTGAGGAATCAGCCCACTCCACACCATCTTCGGCATTGTTGACCACCAGCATCTTGCCCGCATTGCTGGTGAAGTCTGGAAAGTATGCTGAACCATCACCTGCTTCAGAATCGGCCCATATAACTGCCGTTGCATCAGAATTAACTTTCAGGACCTTGCCAGAATTTCCAGTCAAGTCAGGCAACGTATCTCCTGCGCCAGGAACGTTCTGCCAGGTCGCGTCGCCATTGAATTCGCTGTTCTTGATGAGAATCTGACCAGCTGTACCGCCGTCAGGAAGGCCTGCGCCACCAACTGGATCAGCCCAGATAACATCCCCGGAAGCTGTTGAATTCTTGGTTAGAACTTGTCCTTCGTTACCTCCAATAGGAAGCTCAGGATCACCAGCGCTACCTTCAGGAATATCCAGCCAGGTGAAGTCGCCATCTGAAGCTGTTACTTTTCCGAGGAACTGGCCTTGGTTACCGCCGAGCGGAACCGTGTAGTCACTCAGGTAGTCAGGAGTAACCCACTCTGTGTCAAAAGGATTGTCAGAATTCTTAGCCAAAATTTGACCGGTAGAGCCACCAGTGGGAACACCAACACCATCTTGTCCATCAATACCATTGATGCCATCGGTTCCTCGATCGCCCGGATCACCTTTTGGACCAGCTGAACCAGTATCGCCCTTGGGTCCTTGGATACCTGTATCGCCTTTTAGGCCTTTTAGACTTGCTATCCAATCAGCCTTTGTTCCAACGAAGCCATTTTCAATAGCTAGATCATAGGCGCTTTTACCTACGACAGAGGTACGTTGAACAGCCCAAGCAACACCATTCCAAGCCCAGGTCTTTTCACCAACAGTATGTGTTTGGCCTAGCGTGGGATTTGCGGGAAAGTTGAGACTGGTCATAGTATCTCCTAAGGTATTTCTTACTTAGCGGCTTCGACCCACACAGGCCCGTTGGTGTCCATCAAGTAGACAAAAATAGACGTCGTGCTAGGTTGAAACCATACTTGGTTAACAACAGGGTTCTGTGGTACTTCTTCCGACACAGTAAATGGCGTCTTGAGAGCAGTGCTGAGTCCCTGGACTTGTTTTATTGGAAGCCACATGATCGATCTCCCCAAACACGACTAGAGCGTGTGGGCGGACCCACACGCTCTATTTACTGGTAGTTGAGCTGGATTGATCTTAGCTTACAAAGGCGTAACTGGCCGAAACCACATCACCATCATCAAGATCATAAGGAAGATTGTCCACGATGATATTCAGATTGCGTCCAGAGAATGAAAACTGGTTGGTTTCAATTCGCTGGCCGTTGATTTCAATCTTGATAGTATCAGCTTGGGGTGAGAACTCAAAGAAGTTGGTGAAGGTGTAAGTTCCACTAGTAACGCTGATACCAACGAAAGTAGCGTCATCTTCGCGGACGTTTACGCCAGCACCGCCAAGACCAGTAGTACCGATGTAACGGTGACC